ACAGGTGGGCGACCTTTCTTAGAACCATAGGTTCCAGGACCGTAAGGCATTACCAGATACCGGGGATAATTTGTCCAGTGAAAGCGTAAGCTCCGAACGCTGCCATGATACCAATCATAGCAAAACGTCCGTTCAATTTTTCAGCCCGCTCGTTGTGCGGCACTCCATAGGGATGGTCAGTCATAATGAGGGGTGGCTCTTTAGCCCAGATGTTTGTGTCGTTCATTAAAAGTCAAGTCCAGAGCGTTCTAGTTTTTCCATGATCTCCATGCGATAAGCAGGGTCACGGTCATAACGAGGATCGCTCATAGCGCGTACAAGTTCAGCCTGGCTCCGGAAGGTATCACGAGATTGTGCAGGCTTGCCTTGAATCATCTCACCTTCAGTACCCATGTTGTCTTGATAGCGAAATTGCAAAGCTTGGAGAGCGAGCTTGATTGCAGGAATGTTCCCGGTCTCAACCACGCTATCGAAAGCGGAGATCTCCTCTTCGGAGAAGTTTTGAGCAGCCCAAGTAACGAGAGCATCGTACTCGTCAGCACCACCAACGTAGTCCTGAACTTGGCTGATTTCAGATTCGGAAAGTTCCACACCCTGAGGTGCTTCTGCCTTCTCTACAGTGTCTTGGTAACGGAAGAAAGCTTCAACCAACTCTTTCGAGTTCATCTGGCTGAACTTTTCCATGGTCTCATCACTGAGTTTACCACCAGACTTCTCGTATTCGTCATTGACTTCCCACAAGAAATCTACAGCTTCGTCAGTTTGAGGCGCTTCTGGCTCTTCTGCAGTTGTTTCAGCTGCAGGTTCTTCAGTACCCTGTTCACCCAGTTTTTTCTGGAGTTCAATGTATGCTTTCTCCAGCTCCTGAGCATTTTTATATTTACCAGCAAGCATCTCCTCTTGCTGATTCATCATCGCCTCACCGATGGCAAGGGATTCTGCTTCGTCTGATTGGATAGACTCCATCACAACCGAATCGTTGGTGGAATCGTAGGTCATGATTTCTGCCATACGTTAATTCATTGGGGGAATAATATCTTCATCCATAACGTTGTTGACAATTTCACCAGCGTTAGGGTTCTTAGTTGGATCAAGTAGAGGTGCTTTCAGAAGACCAGGAGCTGCTTGCATCATAGTCATATCTTCTTCAGCCATCATCTCTTCTTCCTGCTCAGCTTGCTGCTGATCCATACTCTTAACCAAGTTAAGAACATCAATACCTTGAGCTGCAGCAAGACGCTTGATAGCTTCATCAGGATTAATGTACTGCATCAGTGCCTCAGGTCCTAAAGTCTGGGCAATGGTTTGGACAAATGTAGTGAGTGATTCACGATCTTGCCCACGCCCAAGAGCATTAATACCGGCAACGATGGTTGGGTTGACCAGATCCTTAGGGATCTTAGGAACCTCACCACTACGTTGTAGGACCAGGAGTTTACGGTTAAGATAGGGAACCAGGAACTCGTTAGTCAGCAGGGAGAACAAGCCACCCAGTTGTTGTTCGAGTTCGAGCTGAGTAAGACGAACCTCCTCAGCTGTAGTACGGTCAGACTGACGGACGTTTAGGATAAGGAATGCTTCAGCCAAACGACGTTCGAGCGTCTGCATCATTGTCATGGCAGTTTGGAAGTCAGCAGTTTTACCCACCTGGATAACACCGATGTCTTCTGGGCGACCTTGAACGATCGCTCCGTTGCCTGCTTGCGCCAGCGTGGCTGGTTTCGTGGTGCTTGAGGGTGATACCACGAAGACTACTTTAGCAGCTGCTGCAGAGCCTTCTACGATAGCCTGTGACAGTGCGTTAAGTGACTTGAGATCTCCAAGGAACTCTTCGACACGACCGCGACCATAGGCTTCACCATCAACAGTGTTGAAACGTAGGACTAGCCAAGGGCTTGCGTCCTTGGGTGCCTTACCTTCGCTACCAGGAATGACCTTATCAAAGGCTTCCTGATGCCAAAGCCATCTGTTGTTTTCAAGTTTTACACAGGTAAAGATTTCAACTTCATCACCGTGCAAATTGTTATCCATAACCGTAGCCATGGATTCATCTTCCACCATAGCTTTAGGTAGAAGTTTCTTACTAATTAGTTCTTTAGTGACGATCTCAATTACGTTACCGTTGCCATCGCGTTCTACGACATAACGGTTCAGTGGGTAATGCTTGAGCCCATCCTTGCCCATAAAGATGAGAGCGTTACCACCAACAACCAAATGTTTGAGAGCCTGGTGTACAACGACACGATCACTAGAAGCAGCAATCGAATCCATAACCATACGCTCAATCTTGGCAAAGCTAAGATCAAGCTCCGAACGCATTTCAGCAGGCAGCTCAGTGCCTAGCTTGTCGTCACGAAGCTGAAGTTTAAAGAACGTGGTCTGCGGAGGAAGCAAACTCAGCATAAGCTTTGCTGCCAACGTCACCACACCCTTAGCTCCAACTGCTTGCCAAGGTTGACTCAGTAGTTTGTGGGAAGGTCTCATCTCATCACGTTGGATGAGGTAAGGAAGGGTCAGCTCAGAGCACTGAACTGCGATGTCTAGAAATTGTTGCCGGTCACTGGTTAGATGATCGTACCGAGTACGTGCGTGCATTTCTAACTAGGGATATTGGTACCACCGGATTGACCGATGTTAAGAGGAATACGGAGAGAAGCAATACCACGACGAGCGCCGAGGGTACCAGCTTTGTTACCTCTTTTTGGTTTGATACCACGAACACCAAGCATGGCGTTAGTAGTTACAGGAGGTGGAGTATATTTTTCAGGTTCAGGTTTAAGGGCTTCTACCAAAGCTTCGTTACGCTTTTGAGCGTTTTCCATTGCTACGCGAGCAGCAGTAGCATCAATACCAGCTTGGCGCTTCGCCGCTTCCTCTCTGTGATGTGCTCTACGTGCACTGCCGCACATAATTAATCTCCTTCGGAAAGTCTAGAAGCAACCCAGTCCACGACACTACGTTGACCTGCTTTGTACATGATCGAGTTAAGATCGGAACCGGGTTGTGGATTGGTGAGTGGGAAGCGTTCCTCTAGCTCAGCTAGAATACGCTCCACCGTCAGTACATTAAGCGTACTGAGGGAGGTTTTGATTTGCATGTTCAAAGAACGCTGGCATCCGTGCACGCTTAGTTTCGACAAGCTCAGGAGCTTTGCCCTCATACATTAAGCGATCGCTGGAATCCAGCCAAAATTTTTTGTTCAAATATTTATCGGGGTTGTTTGCCTTGAGAGGCTGCATCACCCAATTAATGGTTGCCTTGCGGAGCTTATCGAGAGAAGGACTGTAATCGAGCCCAAGCTCACGACATACCAGGCTATTCGTAGCAACGTGGACTTGTTCATCTCGGCTAATATCAGCAGATACAGTCCTTAGTGCCGCATCTCCCGTAAAACGGAAAAAGGGTAGGAGCACAAAGAAAATCGCACGTTCGGCAACCAACGCCTTGAGGATCGTGTGATCCGGATGAGCAATCCAGGCGTCGCGGAGGCGCTTACCTTCTTCCTCAGCTTTCTCATCAACACCCAGGGAGTTGGTAATATAACCCAATGCAAGGTCGTGCTTAATCTCGTCTTGGACGTTGGACAGAAGGAGCGGCCTTGCCAGCTCTGGTACATCATGATTTAGAGCATCAGAGATAAAGTCACCAACTGGCAGTTCCATGTGTCGGATAGCCAAGGCACGGTAGATTACCTCTTCCGCACCTTCGACCAGTTTACCAGCAGTTGTTTGGACAGGAGTCCAGGTTCTTTTTCGAGAGAGTAGTTTATCGTAAGGGTTCATTCGCCGCAATTACAATCAGGAGCAGGGTCGTTTAGAAGAGACTCCAGGTAATCATCGACCTCTGACTCATCCAATGCAGCGTATGCACTGGTCTTGTCTTGCGTGTCACCCATTACCTGAAGCGAATAATAAAGGGAGGTCTGGTCAGATGCCAGCCACTCTTCGATAAACGCTTCGTCATAGGTGATCACATCGGACCAACTATTGAAGCTGTAACCATGAAGAAGTCCCGTGCCGTCCAGCATCTTCATAATGCCGTTAGCAACACTCATATAAGCATCCCAGCCAACTTCCGATGCGATCTCAACTTGACCGTAGTCGTAGCTCTGGACGCCAAACGTACCGCTGTCACGGTCCACCTGGCGGGCAATGGGAGGTGCAATTTCCGGCGTGGCAGTGTAACCATCCGGGTCTTTGTAGCGATAGCTGCACGAAGCAGTAGGTGCAATAGCAAAGGCACGATCCATGTTATTGAAACGTGCAATGCTTGCAGCTTGTGCAATACCATTTTTAAATTCAACGGCAAGGGTGATGCCAGGAGTGAATGTGGTTATAGCTTCGCCACTGTTGACGATAGCTAGAGCTTCACCAAACTCTTTGTAAGTTACGCCGTACCTTCGTAGGAGGTTGGCAAGTCCGAGCATCCCCAGTCCGACTTGTCGGTCTGTCTCGGATGGCAAGTACTCTCCAGACTCTCCAACGCCTGTCCGGCTATGGAGACTGCACAACTCGGACATACCTTCAACGAAAGCCGGTGCGATGTCTTCGACGTCACAGGCAGCGAGATTGACATGCTGCAACAGGCAAGTTCCTCGTGACGGCAAGTAAACCTCAAGGCAGACGTTACCACGGATTCGGTTT